ACTGGTGCATTCTAAAAAAGCACCAGCAAAAATTCTCCTCAAATTTGGTGGGAAAGTGATTTCTCGAAGAGACCAACCACGGACAAATGTGTCAAATTCAATTTCCTCTAATTGTTCACAATTTGATAAATCCAATCTGACAAGACGTGTGCAATTTGTGAAAGTGCGTGTGCCAATTTTTTGGATATTTGGTGGGAAGGAAATTTCCTTAAGTGCCCAAGAATTCTTGAATAAGTCCGATTCAATGATTGTCATATTTAATAAATATGATAAATCTAATTTCGCAAGACTAAAACAATCTGTAAATGAACCAGATGATATTTTTTCTAAACTTGGTGGGAATTTTATTTCTCGAAGTGACCAAGATTTTTGAAAGGTTGAACTTTCTATTTCTTTTAAATTGCACAAGCTTGATATATCCAATGACACAAGCATGTAGCAATATGATAACTCTCCAAATTGAATTTTGGTAATGGTTTGTTCAAATCCATCTGAAAAGTGCGAAGGCTCAATTGTAATCAATCTTGATAGATCCGGTTTTTTTCTCCAACCAGTTGAATCCATTTCATAAATCTGGTCTTCTTGTAAAAATTTTTCTTCAATGTATTTCTGCATTTTTGATATTTCAATGGTATTATAATCTATTTTTAATCAATTTTTACTACAATCTAGCTTTGCAAGTCGGACAAATCGCTCGCTTTAAAATCCACTCATTGAATGCTTCTTCAAGGTAGGCGTGCCCACATGGTAAAACAACAATGTCTGAACCATCCTGGAATACTTCCAATGAAATCCCACAAGTTCCGTCTTCAGAACCTTGTCCAAATTGGAGGGTTTCTTTCAGCTCAGAATATTTGCCATAGCGAAAACCTGGATACCTTTTCGCCAAAAGTGGGCAATTTTCAAATGCACGCTCAGCTATAGATATTCCAGCAATATTGTCAAAAATAACTTTCTCTAAGTTTGTGCAACTTGAAAATGCTTCTTCTTCTATTTCGTTGACAGATGCAGGAATTCTAAGTCGAGTAAGACTTGTGCAATTGCGGAATGCATGGTGAGTAATCTTTTGCAAAGTTTGTGGTAAAATCAATTCTTGCAGAGAAAATGCATCCGTAAACATATTATTCCCAAATTCCTCAAATTGGGCACAATCTGAGAAGTCAAGTCTTGTCAGACTGGTGCATTCTAAAAAAGCACCAGCAAAAATTCTCCTCAAATTTGGTGGGAAAGTGATTTCTCGAAGAGACCAACCACGGACAAATGTGTCAAATTCAATTTCCTCTAATTGTTCACAATTTGATAAATCCAATCTGACAAGACGTGTGCAATTTGTGAAAGTGCGTGTGCCAATTTTTTGGATATTTGGTGGGAAGGAAATTTCCTGGAGTTCCCAAGAATTCTTGAATAGGTCAGATTCAATCATTGACATTTTCAATAAATGTGATAAATCCAATTTCACAAGCTTCAAACAATCTGTAAATGAACCAGATGATATTTTTTCCAAATTTGGTGGGAATTTTATTTCCCGAAGTGTCCAAGATTTTTGAAAAGCGGAACTTTCTATTTCTTTCAAATTGCACAAGCTTGACAAATCTAATAAAACAAGATTGTAGCAAGATGAAAATTCCCCAAATTCAATTTTTGTGATGGTTTGTTCAAATCCATCAGAAAAGTGTGAAGGCTCAATTGTAATAAGCTTTAATAGGTCTGGCTTTTCAACCCATCCAAGTGGGTCCATTCCCATGACCTGGTGGTTTTTTAAAAATTTTTTTTCAATGTATTTCTGCATTTTTTTGATAATTCTTCATAATTATAATCTATTTTTAATCAATTTTTTACAATATTACTCTGCAAGTCGGGCATATTTTCCTTCTTAAAATCCATTCGTGTAGGGCTCCTTCAAAAAAAGCATGACCACATGGTAAAACTACAATTTCTGAATTATCTTCAAAAACCTCAAAAGAAATCCCACAAGTAGCGCCGATTTGACCTTGTCCAAATCGCAGGCTTCCTCTAAGCTCAGAATACTTCCCATATTGACATCCTGGGATCTTCTTTCTTGGAAAAATTCTTTTTGCCAATCTGGGACAATTCTGGAATGCTTCTTCATCTACTTTTGTGTCACCTTCGAAAATAACTTCCTCTAATTGAACACAGCCTTCAAATGCATTCCAATATATTTCTTCTAACGATGCGGGAATTCTAAGTCTAGTAAGACTAGTGCAATTGCGGAATGCACCTGAGTTAATTTTTTTGATATTGGGACCAAAAATAATTTCCTGGATTGACCATGCATTTACAAAAGTATCAAAGCTGATTTCCCGAAGTTCAACACAATTTGTCAAATCCAATCTCATTAAACTTGTGCAATTTTGAAATGCACCAGACTTGATTAATTGAATTTTTGAGTTTTGTGGGAAAATAATTTCTTGCAAGGACCAAGCATTCTTAAAAATATCAAAACTGATTTCTTCTAGATTCTCGCATAAATTCAATCTCACAAGGCTACTGCAATCGCAAAATGAACCAGACCGAATTTCTTTGATATTGGAACCAAAATTGAGTTCTGTTAGTGACCATAGACCCCTAAAACAATCAAAACTAATTAATTCAAGTTGGTCATAATCTGACAAATCTAATCTTACAAGGCTTGTGCAATTATTGAATGAACCAGACTTGATTTCATTAATGTTTGGAGGAAGGCATAATTCCTGCATTGAGTAAAGATTTTTACAATTATCAAACCCAATTGTTGTAAGTTCTTGGAATTCTGATAAATCAAATTTTGTAACACAAGTCAAATTCTGAAATGAATTTGAGGGTGTCTCTATAATTTTTTTTGGCAAAAGTTCAAGATTGTTAATGCTCTTTGCCATTTTTTTGTCATTATGTAAATAAGTTAATTTTAATTATAATCAATTTTTTTACAATGCAACTTTGCAAGTTGGGCAAATCTTTTGCCTTGAAATCCATTCATGGAATGATTTTTCAATGTAAGCATGCCCACATGGTAAAACAACAATGTCTGAATCTTCTTTGAATTCTTCCAACGAAATCCCACAAGTGCCACCTTCAGAACCTTGACCAAATTGGAGAGTTCCCTTCAGGTCAACGTATTTCCCGTAGATAACACCTGGAATTTTCTTTTTTGGAAAAATTCGTATCAGTCTTGGGCAATTCTGGAAAGCATCTGGATGAACTTCAGGGTGACCTTCGAAAATTACTTCTTCCAATTGAGTGCAACCACTAAATGCATCTTTGTATATTTTTTCAACAGGAGCTGGTATTCTGAGGCTCTTCAGACTTGTGCAATTTTGGAATGCACCTGAATTGATTTGTGTGATACTTGGACCAAAAATGATTTCCTCAAGAGACCAAGCATTCTTAAAAAAGTCTACCAATTGTATAATTCTCCTGCAAACAGACAAATCTAGTCTAACAAGACTTGTACATTCGGTAAATACACCAGAATCGATTTGTGTGATACTTGGACTCAAAATTAGAGTCTGAAGTGACCAGAGCTTGCTAAAACAATCAGAATTAATCATCCAAAAAGAGCATTTTGAAAAATCTAAACTCGTGATACTAGTGCATTCGGTAAATGATCCAGCCTCAATTTGGATGTTTTGATCCAAAATGAGTTCCTTAAGTGACCATAAATCCGTAAAACAGAACCTACCAACAGAATGAATTTTTGAGCAATCTAACCTCTTGAGACTAGTGCATTCAGTAAATGATCTATTCTTGATTTCTTGGACTTTCGAACCAAGATTGAGCTCCTCGAGTGACAATGCTCTTGTAAAACATTTCGAGCGAATCCTTATAGGAGGACCCTTGCAATCCGATAAATCCAATCTACCAAGACTTGTACATTCAGAAAATGAATTATCACAAATTTCAAAGATATTTTGACAAAATTTAATTTCCAAAAGTGACCACACATTTGTAAAACAACCAGAATTGATACAAAAAAGCTTCTCGCAAGGTGATAAGTCTAATTTAGAAAGAGTCCTGCAGTTAGTGAATGAATCAGAGTGGATATATTGTAAATTTGAACCCAAAATAAGCTTCCGAAGTGAAAATAAATCAGTAAAACAAAAAGAATGAATCATCGTTAATTGCCGATAAGGAGCTAAATCTAATTCTTCAATCCTGGTGCATTGGCTAAATGAATAACGATTGATTTTATCTAGGTTTGGTGGAAGAATCATTTTTTTCAACGAATGCAAACTCGAAAAACAAAAACAACCAATTGCTGTAACTTTTTCATACTCTGATAAATTAAGAACGTCGAGATTCCGTAAATTAGACCCGAATTTATCTGGTGTTGTTCCTTTCATTTCATCTGGAGGTTGAAGACCAGCAACTAAATCATCAAACCATTTTTTTCTACGAGACTCTTCTTCTTCATAAAACCTTTTTTTTTCACGCAATATTTTTTTAAAAAAACTCATTTGTAGATAATTCTTACATTATAAAAACTTAAATTTAATTATTATCAATTTTTTCTAAAAATCTACTTAAATTCTTTGTTTGCAAGCCGGACAAATCCGCTGCCTTTTAGTCCATTCATTGAATGCTTCTTCAAGAAAAGCATGTCCACATCTCAAAATAACAATATTGGAGTCATCTTCAAATTCTTCTAATGAAATGCCACATTCGATTTTTTCAAATTTCAGACTACTTTTTAGGTCACAATATTTGCCATATACGCAATCCATAAATCTAGTTTGTAGATAGACCCTTCTGACTAATCTTGGACAATTCTCAAATGCACCTTCAGCTAACATAACTGGACCTTCAAAGGTAACTTGTTCTAATTGCGCACAGCTTTTAAACGTATTTTCGCCAATAAATTCTACTGATGTAGGTATTTGAATAGATTTAAGACTATTGCATCTATGAAATGCACCACTTTCAATAATTTTAAGATTTGGAGGAAATTGAAAATCGCTAATTGCAATATTTGATTCAAATGCATTTTCATAAAATTTTTCAAGTTGCGAGCAATTTGAAAAATTTAAAGACATAAGCTTTTTGCATGACATAAATCCTCCAATAATTCTAACATTTGGTGGAAAGATTATTTGCTCAAGTGACCTTGCATTATTAAATGCAAATCTTTCGAATTTTCGTAGTTGTTGGCAATTCGAAAAATCTAAAGAAACAAGACTTGTGCAATAATTGAATTCTCCAACGATTTTAACATTTGGTGGAAAGGTAATGTTTTGCAGTGACCATGCATTGTCGAATGCATAAGAAGTAAATTTTTCTAATTTTAAACAATCTGAAAAATCTAAAGAAACCAGCCTTGTGCAATAGTTAAATCCTTCAATACTTTTAATATTCGGCGGAAAAATTATTTGCTCAAGTGACCATGCATTGAAAAATGCAGTATCTCCAAATTTTTCTAGTTGCTCACAATTTGAGAAATCTAGAGAAACAAGTCTCGTGCAATTAACAAATTCTCTGAATTCTCCGATTGTCTTAATATTTGGTGGAAAGATTATTTGCTCAAGTGACCATGCATCATAAAATACAGCAGAAGAGAATTGCAATAATTTTAAACAATTCGTAAAATCGAGAGAAACAATATTTGTGCAATTAGCAAATCCTCTAACTATTTTAACATTTGGTGGAAAGATTATTTGCTCAAGCGACCTTGCATTTTTCCACGCAGAAGAAGAAATTTTTTCTAATTCCAAACAATCAGATAAATCCAATGAAACAAGACTGGTGCAATTTTTAAATCCTTCAATTTCTTTAACATTTGGTGGAAATATTATTTTCTCAAGAGACCATGCATCTGAAAATGCACTTTCATCAAATTTTTTTAGTTGTCCGCAATTGGAAAAATCAAGAGAGACAATGCTTGTGCAATAATTAAATCCTGCAATAATTTGAACATTCGGTGGAAAAATAATTTCTTTCAACAAAAATGCATTTTTAAATGATGTATTTTCAAACTTTACTAATTGTAAGCAATTAGTGAAATCAATTTTAGCCAAATTTTGAAAATTTGTAATATTTTCTTCGTCTAATGACATCTTTTGTTTTATAAAAGTTAATTCTATTTTTAATCATTTTTTATATACTATTTTTGCAAGTCGGGCAAATTTTTTGTATTTCAATCCATTTCTGCAAAGGGTCAAGTAAGAAAACATGTCCACATGATAACACAATCACATCTGATTCATCATCAAATTTTTCTTGTGAAATCATACATTCTATCGCCTCAAAGCGTAAATCGCTTTTGATATCCGCAAATTTATTGATATAAAGTATTGGCATAGGAATATGAATTGGATATCCTACATAATTTCGTCCAATTATCAGATCTACATTTTGATTCACAAAACATCCTTCCATAAATTTCAGCCCGGAAATAGTGACATTGTCACCGATTGTTATGCTTTTAACGCCAGAGCACTCATAAAAACAATTGCTTCCTTGTATTTCGACATTATTTCCAATAACAATGCGCTCCAATCGAGGGCAATTTTTGAAGAAAAATTCTCCACTTATTATACAATTATCTGGGATAATTACTTCTCGTATCATATCGCATTCTGCAAAAAGATAACTCCCAGAAAATGTCATATTGGACGAAAATTGGAGTCTTTGAAGACTACTTAAACCAGCAAATATTATATTACCTCTAATAGTAGTTGAATGTCCTATCGAAAGTGATTCCAAATTTGGGCAACTCTTTAATATATAATTTCCGAGGAGGCTAACATTTTCACCAATTGTCAAATTTTGCAATCCATTGGAATAATAAAATGTTCCATCTCCAGATATAATGGTTCCATTTGGAATTTCCAGATTTTTTATTTCGTGGCAACGTGTAAATATATAATCTCCGGAAATTTCAATTGATTTTCCAAATTGGACCGATTCAATAAATGATTCATGGTAATATAGATTTTCTTCAAGTTTTGTGTTATCTGGGATAAATAGATTATGATTTAGGAGTGTCATTTTGATATTAAGAACACTAATATATATTTATTTCAATTTTTTTTATAATAATTTCGCAAACTTGTATTCTGAAATATTGTCAAATTTCACTATTTACAATATTTTTAGTTTGCAAGCTGGACAAATTCTTTGTCTTTTAGTCCATTCCTGTAATGCTTCTTCAAGAAAAGCATGTCCGCATCGTAAAATAACAATATTAGAGTCATCTTCAAATTCTTCCAATGAAATCCCACATTCAACTTTTTCAAATTTCAGACTACATTTTAGTTCGCAATATTTTCCATATATGCAATCCACAAATCTATTTTGTAGATAGACCCGTCTGACTAATCTTGGACAATTCTCAAATGCTCCTTCAGCTAATATAGTTTGCCCTTCAAAAGTTATTTCCTCTAATTCAAAACATTCATTGAAAGTATTTTCTTCAATAATTTCAACTGATGCCGGAATTTGAATTGAAGTAAGACTAGTACATCTATAAAATGCTCCAATATCTATGATTTTAAGATTCGGTGGAAATTGAATTTCTCGAAGTGACCATATATCTAAAAATGCATTTTGTTCAAATTTTTCTAATTGCAAACAATTTGAAAAATCAAGAGATACAAGACTTGTGCAATCATTAAATCCTCCAATTGTTGTAATATTTGGTGGAAAAATAATGTTTTGAAGAGAATAACTCATTAAAAATCCATCAAATATTTCTATTTGATTACAATAAGAAAAATCAAGAGATACTAGACTTGTACAATTATTAAATCCAACAATTATTTTAAGATTGGGTGGAAAAATAATTTCTTCAAGTGATATTGCATGCGAAAATGATTGATATAAAATTTTTTCTAACTCTAAGTAATTTGAAAAATTTAAACAAGTTAGGCTTGTGCAATACATAAATCCATCAATTATTTTAACATTTGACGGAAAAATAATATTTTGAAGTGCCCATGCATTTGAAAATGCAGAAGAAATGAAATTTTCCAATTGAATACAATTAGAAAAATTTAATGAGACTAGACTTGTGCAATAATTAAATCCTAAAATCATTTTTACATTTGTTGGAAAAATAATATTTCTAAGTGACAAATTCATGTAAAATCCATCTAATTTTTCTAATTGATAACAATTCGAAAAATCAAGGGATACAAGACTTGTGCAAAAATTAAATCCATCAATTATTTTAAGATTTGGTGGAAAAATAATTTCTTCAAGTGATATTCCATGTGAAAATGCATACTTATCAAATTTTTCTAACTGTAAACAATTCGAAAAATCAAGGGATACAAGACTTGTGCAAACCTTAAATCCTCCAATTATTTTAAGATTTGGTGGAAAAATAATTTCTCGAAGTGATAATCCGTATTCAAATGCATTTTTTTCAAATCTTTCTAAATTCAAACAATTCGAAAAATCTAGTCTCACAAGATTGTAACAATTCTTGAATCCATCAATAATATTAACATTTTTGGGAAAAACAATGTGTCGAAGTAGCACCGCATTTTCAAATGAATTTTTAGTAAATTTTAGTAATTGTGTGAAATTACTAAAATCCATATGAGAAATCAATTCGTAATTTGGTAGAAACTCATTTTTAAATATTGTAATTTGTTGTAAATCCATATTACATTTTAGCATAATGATAATTTTATTTTTAATCATTTTTTTTGTATCAGAATCTGAATCCACCACTAATACCTATGGTATTAGAACCACTACCATTCCAACCAGCATCACGTCCGACATGTATTGCACCATATCGCTGATTATTTCCAAAGCCGACGTGACCTTGTGCACCCCATCCATTGTTGTTAGCGTTTCCTGAGCCTCCTGTAAAGAGACCGGGAGTAGTTCGAGCAGGAAAGTTGTTTGTCAGGTTCAAAGACATTTTTATAATATAATAAAGAAAATAATTTTTAAACTAAATCTTTTGTCTACAAGTCGGACAAACTTTTTGAGTTCCAAGCCATATTTGTAATGGGTCTAGTAGGAAAACATGACCACATGCCAAAACAATTACATCAGAATCATCCTTAAATTCTTCAAAAGAAATCATACATTTTATTGATTCATACCGTAAGGTATCTTTGACATCTCCAAATTTTTTTATGCGAAGAATTGGCATTGGAATATTAATGGGATATCCCACATAACCACTGCCAATTGTTAGTTCTACATTTTGATTCACAAAACAGCCTTCCAGAAAATTTATCCCTGAAATGGTGACATTGTCGCCAATTGTTATGGACTTTAATCCAGTGCATTTAAAGAAAGATTTGCTTCCTTGAATAACCACATTATTCCCGATAACAATGCGCTCCAATCTTGGACAATTTTGAAAGAAAAAATCTCCTCTTATCGTGCAATTGTCTGGAATAATTACTTCTCGAATAGTATCACATTCTGCAAAAAGATAAAATGCGGAAAACGTCATGTTTGGTGAAAATTGGAGTCTTTGAAGTCTAATCAACCCGCTAAAACATGAAGTTCCGGAAATAATTGTTGAATGTCCGAATGCAATTGATTCCAAATTTGAGCAATTCTGAAATAAATAGCAGCCTTTAAGTTTTACATTGTCACCAATCCTTAAATTTTGTAGCCCATTTGAACAATAAAATATACCATATCCGGAAAAAATTGTTTTATCAGGAATATATAATTCACGGATTTGCTTAGAACATGCAAATATGTAATTCCCGCAAATTTCAATATTTTTCCCAAATGTAATAGAATCAATTTCAGAATCATATAATTGATATGGGGTATCGAGTTTTGTATTGTCCGGGATTACAATATTCTGATTTAGGCGCGCCATTTTGTTGGTTTAATATTAGTATTATGGATACTAATATTTATTTCAATTTTTTATAATAATTTTACACCTATATAATTCTATATTAAATCTTTTGCATATATATATATTCAGCCAATAATTTTCCTTCTTCTGTTTTTCGTAAAACTATCATATACATATTTACAATCCATAAATGGTTCGTCATTTGCGAGAGACCATGACCACGGCTTTCTTCTAATTTTTCAATCTTACTTAATTCATCACTTCCAAATAATTTATTATGGAGCATGTGCGATTCAATACGCGCCTTAGCTGCTTCTAGTATTCTAATTCTTATTTTAGAGGTGCCAATATATGCTTCATTTTCATCCAAATCGGGTGGGTCAGTTGCTATTTCTTTGAGCCAGTCAAAAAAATCCAGGTTATTATCTTCCCACAAAGCTTTAATTTGATTCTCTAATTTGTGATATATATTTGTTAGATTATCTACTTTGGGCTTGATGTAATTGCGGAACTTATCCTGGCGTATTCTGTGAAAATTCACGTATTCACCAGGTTTATAGCCGTATTCATCCTTTATATGTGCATATTTAAAACGCCCATTACATTCATCTAGCCAATTATTAATCATTGTCAGATGATTATTATCTATAGTATATGCATTTCTTGTGAAAAAATGAATGGTTGAACATTTTTCACTGAAACCAGTGGATGTATGTACAAGTTTTTTCCAAAGAACTTTTGTAAGCGAACTCTTTATTATTTCTATTTTAAAGAACGCCCAGTCTTTGCGACTGATATTATTTTTTTTCTTAATAGTATAAGCTCTTATGCCAGAACCAATATACCACAATAACCATTGTAATATTGTAATATTAAAATTACTATGATAATTGCATAAACTATTTCTGTCACATGTTTTTAAATAATCTATTAGTTTTGTGTCAGAATTAATATAATCCCAAATTGTAGTCATTATTGATTACTTTTTTCAAAAGAAAACCCGCCAAAATAACATTCACTTTTTTAGGGGAGGAACTTAGAGTTCTACCTTACATTATGTATATATTATGAATAATATATTCATAATATTTTATATATTTTTTCAATAATAATCTGATAATTTGTGTCTTTTTTATAGTTCTACTGTAAAGCATGTGGAGTCATCTTTTTCTCCGGATTCTTTGTAGGATCCACCGTAAATTCAAATGATTCATCTATCATTTCTCCCATATCTCCACCATATTCATGTAATTCATGCTCAACATCTTCCATTATCACTCCCATTTGCACCGGTTTATTCTGGTTCTGTTCCTTCTCCCGAATTGTCTTGAGTTCAGTAATAAATTTACCCTCATCAAATAATAGCTCAAATGAATTTGTCCCCACTTTTGGCAATTGTCCAAACATAATATTTGCACTTACACCTCCCATCTTATCCTTCTCACCAAATGTCGATGCCTTCACTAAAATCTCTAAACTCTCCTCAAATGTTGCCTTAGCAATTGGTCCTCTTTCACCTGACCGATTGATACCATGTCTCTCAATTTTCATAATAACTCCTCTATGTGTCATAATGTCACCTAACAAGCTAATATGTCGGTAATTCACTGGATAATCTGGCATCTTTAATAACTCTCTCAAAATAATCATTCTAGTTGCTTCAATGCCAAAAATTTCAGTTATCTCATTAATATCATTACTCAAAGTCCTAGTTGAATCAATGTTCTCATTCATCAAAACATCTACCAAATTAACACCGATAGTCATTAAATACCACTCAGTAGTCTGATTATAACTTCCATCTGCACTATATGTAAGTTTTTTCATCATTTGAGGATAAACTTTATCAATATTTGGTATTCCTTGAATCGTAATGCCCATCAATATTTTCTCTAACTCTTGTAAAAATGTTAAATAATCACCATCATAGCTATCTTCACGTACCCTGATACGCATCATCAATTCCTTTGCATTATCATCCGAAAATGTACATTGGATATCATCATCTCCATTATTTCTTGCAATAACTTCTTGAATATGTGACAAATAAATATTTTTGTTCATCATCTTCTCTTTGTCAAAAATTATTCTCAAAACCCAGTGGCTTAATTCATCATCAGGGCACTGAGAAACACCCATAATTTCTGAAAATTCCTGGTAAATCTGGATGAATTCCATGTCTTCCGTCTTTTCCATAACAATATCAGAATGTTCAAAAATAATCATAGTTTTCTCCACAATATCATGCAATTTGGTAAATTCAATTTGGTTTGATATTGATTTTGCCTTATCAATCGTCTCAGTAAATTGAGGCTTCAAATATACCTCCATAATAGGTGTTTTAATTGTCTTCGAAACATTAATAATTTCTTTGATTCTTGGAACACCACTACTTGTCACAACTGACCCAGTACCTGCATTATGGAATGTATCTCTCATACATAACCCATTTGCAATATTAAAATTTCGAGTTTGTCTAACAGTCAAATCATACACCCAAGGATATTCCGAAACAACTTCTTCAATCTTTACAATCTTATCATATACCACATCTTCATTCATAATATTCGCCAATATTTTTCTATCATCTTCACTACTAATTTTTTCCAAAATATTAGCCATATCATCTCGATTCAAAATTACTTTGCCAAATGATAATTCAACATCAGGAATTGTCTTATATATATCTTTTGCATCTTCATTTCCAACAAAAACTGGCAAATAATCTCCCACTCTAATACTATCTCCATCCACACCAATAATCTCATTCTTCACTCTCTTTAGAAAACTCTTTGCCTTAGTTGCAACCACAACTCGTCCTCCCAGGGTTGTTATTTTCAGCAATGTTTTGCTTCCATCCTTATTATGAACAGGATGTCTCGTAACCGCCTCCACATCATCCCATATTATTTTACCATCCGTAGTACAAGCCTCAATGCGAACTTTCTTATCTCGCACATACTCCAAAATCGTATCATTTTCATGATTCTCTAAATTTTCCGCGTTTGAATTAGCAAGTCTCTCATCAATCCATTGTCCAATTTTCTTCTTCACTAATTTTCCATCTTCATCAATGATAATTTCTGTATTCCATTCAACACTATTCAAAGTATTATGAACATAAATACCATCATCCACCATAAAACTCTCTGTCCCTGGAATCGTAAAATCATACACATATTCATCATCTTCGCCATCATACTTCTCAATCTTAGTAATCTCATCCCATATTACATTAGCATAATAAGCTTGTTCTAGTAATACTAACTTCTCTTCAATTTCCTCAGTAATTCTGTTCTTTTCTGCCCGGAAAATCTCCAAATATTTTCCAAGTGTGCGCCTTCCAATACTTTCTTTCGTCCTCCAGCGACCATAAATACGACTATGGTCCGGCAATCTCATTAATTTACCAATATCTGCAACTAAATTTCCAACTTCAGGCACTTTATCAACATATTCCGCTAAATCATGTATTTCCTCTCTCTTATTGTATCTAACAATCTCCTCAATTGCAGTCTTCTTAGCCATTGATTTCAATTGGAGCTTATCCTGAATTATAATCGCATACTTCCGGCTAATTGATAATGTCTTAATATGAGCGTCATTTTCACCCAATATTCCAAATATTCCCATATAATTCATCAATAAACCAATCTCACTCAAATATTCACGATTCTTAGAGCAAAAACGTAATGTTTTCTTATTCACATCAATAATTCCATCATTATCAACAAATGAACTCAAAACACCTTTAATAAATTCTAGATTGCTCTGAAAGAAGATATCTGGAATATTGCACCATTTTCCGAAGTAGTCCTGAACTTTGTTATCAACTTCAACATCCACCTTTGAAATATGTGACCCCCATAAATATCCAAAATCAAAATCCATAGAGTATTTCATATCACCAATCTTCACTTCCATCATTATCTTATCATCTACCAATGGAATCGCATTTGATACAGGGATTCGGTCTCCCACCTTCAAATTACTACCCTCAATCGGTACAATTCCTCGGTCTGTTCTTTTCAAAAATGAATGTGATAGAGTAGCCCGAGTCATTCTCCCGCTTCGTGTCCATACTTTCATCAATTGACCATTAACTGGATGTCTGCTAACTTTACTAATCTCCTTCCAACTCGTCTTTTCATCTGCTGAAACTGATAAAATTTTAACTTTGTCATCAATTTCCATTATAACATGTTTTCCGGATTGATCACGAGATATTTTGCCATTGTTGCTCTTAATTTGGTCATCTATGAATTCACCAATGCACATCTTCTTGATGCGCCCTTGATACTGAATAATAATCTTTGTATCAGATGGAACCGACATTTGAGTCAATGGCTCACCCATAGATTGAGCACCAATGATTCCCACCATTTCACCAGGCTGAACCAAAGAACTCAAATATTTCTCACGGATTGTATCCACAAGAAACTTGAAAACAGCTTTGTTAAACTTGTATTCCATAATGCATACTTTGACACTCAAATGACTGAATAACAGGGCTCGAAACATATACAAAGAAAACTCCGGTAAATATTTTTGCAATTCAGAATCCAAATCCTCCAAACATTTAGTCATATATTGTGGTGTCAAATCTGTCTTATTGCAAAGTTGAAGCTTAAACATATCATGTGCATTTTTTATAGTCCTTGGAAAAGAAATAGGGCTAAAAACAGTTGTGCTCATTACATTCATATTCTTAAAATAAAGAGTCCTTGATTTCTCCCGAATAGCCATTAAATTATCAAATTCATCACGAGGTTTGCTTTGATAATAAGCCACCAAATCTTTGTATGCTGCTGATGTCATAATTGATTTTAAAGTGCTCATATCATTTTCAGTAATTAAATATCTCTTTTCCATTTCCTGATTATTATATTCAACCAACTTCAAATCCTGTTTGTTGAGTTTGCAAGGGTCAATACCATCATCTCCATAGGCAAATTGCACAATATTATTTATACCATTTCGCACAGTTCCACCATATTTTACACATAAATCCTCAAGTGCTTTCACCAATCTTCTCTGTATATATCCAGATTCTGCTGTATCACGAACTTGAAGACCATTTGCTAATCCAAAATTCAGCGTAGATGGCACAGTAATATCATAAACTTTAGGATAATTAACCACATTCAATCTCTCAATTCTTGTAATTGGATCAAGAATAATATTATTCTTTTGTATCCATTTGCTTGATTTATCGATATTCAAGCCAATAATTCCAAAAATATCACTGAATTTTTTTGCAAAAATTCCTTGAATTACCAATTCCAATTTTGAAATTTCCGCAAAAATTCCAAAATAACTTAGCAACATTTCAAGACCGTCAATTCGTCGTAATATAATCTTATTATTAGATATTTTCCCAAAATTATCATAATATCCTTTCAAAAATCCAAGGAGAAAGCTTCTTGATTCATTCAGAATATAATTTGGAATTTGACTCAATGTTCCCAAATGATTTGCAACAAATTTACCACTATCTTCATCGTCTTCATCATTATCTTCATTTTTACCAAATAATGGTAATTCAACAGTAACTGGTAATAGGTCACCCTTCTTCACATCAGAAGTATTCACTTCTTTAAGACATTCTGTATCACTATCCCAAATAATCAATGATTTACTCTCAACAACCTTCACATCTCTGCCACTCATAGTAGTTATCCGAAACATACCCTGTCCTGGGTCATGCCTCGTAATTGCGGTTACTTCACCCCAAGATACCTTCCCATTTTCATCTGTTGTCGAAATATACGTTTTCCTTTTCAAATTCAATAATTCTTGCTCTAATTGAGGTTTTCTCTCAATTTCTTGCCAATTATTAGACATTTCCATATCAATCCATTCACCAATTTTAACATATTGTGGTTTATTATCTTCCATAATAACTATTTCAGTATCCGCACTAACTGACTTAATGGCTGTATCAATACTGCCTTCTCTGCCACCCATCTGATGGAAGAAGAAATCAATTGGGTCCAAACCATTGAAAAAACAATTTGCAATATATCCTCGACTTCTTGCACCATAATCATCTTTTGAAAACAATGGAAGAGTGCGTCTATCGTATCCAAAATTAAGTCGTTCTCCAGCAACTAATTGTTGTCCAACAGAACCTCTTATTTGAAAAATATTTCCAATTGTTCCTTTGGAACCAGCTGTCATTGTAACATAAATTGAATTTGAATTGTTCAAGTTCTTCCGAATATATTTCTGAAAATCATATTTCACACCTTCCAAATTTTCTTTAATATCTGTCTCCAGGTTTAATTTGATAAACTTATTGTCAAAATTTGGCTTAAATATACCAATATTTGCTTCCTTAATTAGAGAATTTACATCTTTAATTTTTGTATTTGATAATTCCTTAATTTTTTCAATATCCTCTTGTGTTGGGATACAATCACCCATACCAATAGTGAATCCATGACCAACCATCCATCTGTTCAACATTCGCTGGTTATTATCCAGAAAATCTTTCACTGCATTTGCACCAAATGAATCATAAATCATCTGAATAAGAGTATGACCAATAATTGTCTTATCAAGAATACCCTGTTTGAAAACACCATTTTCAACAATAACTGTATTATCTGGTATTGGGTTAAGGTCATAATTATTGTTGTTTTTCTTAAAACTAATATCGGGCAAAAATAAAGAAAATAAATCTTGACCGCGCCAATATCCATCTTCTTGTGATTTCGGAAATATCCCAGTAAAATGATTATTTGTCATAAGCAAATTACTAAATTCACGTTTGGTTAATCTTATATGGGGTAATGTAATCAAATATGCGGCTGTTAATGTGTCTTCTTTCACTTCAATAATTGGAGTACTCGTTGCAGGCTTTATAATTTGCGTAGGAACAGCTGCCAATTCAAATAATTCATTTGATGTTTCAATATTCTGTGGAATATGAGTATTCATTTCATCACCATCAAAATCTGCATTATAAGCCGGTGTAGCATATACATTTAGTCGGAATGTCTTTCCAGGCATAACTTTTACCTTATGTGCCATCATATTCATTCTGTGTAATGTTGGCTGCCTATTAAACAAACCTATATCTCCATCTATCAGGTGTCTATCAACAACATCACCTTCTTCCAGGATAATAGATTCACGGTCAATGTGCTGTAGAAAAATATTCTCTTGATGAGCAATTCCATTTTCGTCATAATTCATTTTAATAATTTGTCTTGCACCTGGATGGACATATGGTCCATTACGTACATATTTGTATAATCTTATCTTGTTATATTTCGTAACAGTCTCCGGGATTGTCAAATTCATAGCAATCTTTTCTGGAACGCCATATTCATCAATGCTAATATTGGGATCTACATCAACAACTGTTCTTCCAGAAAAATCAACACGTTTGCCCATAATATTTGAACGAATACGCCCATCTTTGCTGCGGATTCTCTGGCGAATCATTTTCAATGGCTGACCACTTCTTCTAGTTGAAACTGGAATATTTTTAGACTCATTATCCACCAAAGTGGCAATATGGTATTGCACAGAAGAACGGGCGCCTTCAATAAGCCGATTTGATGCCTCACGTTCAGCATCTGTATTCTTTTTCAAAGATTTCTCAATTTCACGCTTTAATGTGATTGTTGATTTTATAATATCAGAAAATTTCGAGGTTAAATCATCTTCAGCTCTCTGATTGTTATCTTGGCGTACACTTGGGCGGACAGCAGGTGGAGAAACAGGAACTACTGTGCAAATCATCCATTCTGGTCTAGCATCAATTGGGTCAAATCCTAATAATACTACATTTTCATTCGTAATTCTTTTAAAAATATTCAAGATATGCTCCACTGGAAGCACAAATTTCATTTTCTTTTCAGATGCATCTTTGAATGCATCCGTATTATATTCAGCTTCAATATGAACCGTACTAATCACATCATTTGTCTTCATTTTTTCTGCAATAACTTTTCGATAAATATGGGGCTGGATAGCGTTGCATCCTCCATTAAATGCACATTTTTTATTAGATGCTTTAGAACATAAATCACTTACCCATTTAAAAGCAGCAGCTCCATTTCTCTTCTTTAATTCTTTCATAATTGCTGGATTTGATTTATCAAATAATACATTTGCACATCTAATACAAACACATCTTAATAATTTAGATATAGTATCCATATGTTGAACCCAATAAACTGGTAACGGTAATTCAATGTGTCCAAAATATCCTGGTGTAATAGTATGATCATATTCATCTGTTGGGCAAATGCGTCCTCTTTCAATCACACCCATACGAGTATCAAATAATCCATTTTCTTTCGGTTCCGAACCTTCATATGTTTCTGGAACAATTACATGACATACAGATGCTTTTTTTAGTGCTTCTGGATTCAAAAGCCCAAATTTTACTTCTGAAATATCATAAACATCTGAAACATCTGCTAATTCTTGAAGTAGTTTAGACATATTATTATAATGAAGATTACTTTTATAATGAAATATTCTTTAAATCCTTTTTAGAGATGGGAATAATTTTTTTCATTTTTTTCAAAGTTTTTTGGAATTTAATTTAAGGTAAATTTATACAAAAAATATAGGTAAGAATAAAAATGGAAGAAAATAATGAAATCATAACCCGGAGTAAAAAGAGAAATATTGAATCTTTAGATGTAATAAAAAAAGCGAAAATAAATAACTTTTCCTCCATTAAAAAAAATATGGTGAAAAAACCGTCAAATAAAGACAAAGATAATGAGATTATAATAAATCTGGATATTAATGAAATTTCATCAATATTAAGCCAGAAATCTCCTAAAAAATCAAAAATTATTGCAAAAAGGAAAATATTAAAACAACCCACCACTCCCAGTCTTCCTGCTGTTTCAGATGAAGAAAAAAAAAAGAGTATTAAAAAATATGGTGGATATTATGATGAAAATGATAATTTTATAATAAACTACGATATAAATTCTGAAAAAGATGATAAAATAAAAAAAGAATATTTCGAAAAATTTACTGAAGATGAACTAAAATATTGGAAAAAAATATCAAAAACTGAAAAGCAATTATTATTTAAATTAGAGAAGGAATTGGAGAAATATGATTTCAATGAAGAACCTGAGAGATTTAGAATACTAAAAATTCCAGTTAATCTTGCAATTAAGAACAACATTATGCAAAAACTTCTTCAAATAGAAATGATGGAAACTTCAGATCCTGAATATTTTAAATTGAATCGTTGGTTAGAAGGAATCCTAAAAATTCCATTTGGTAAATATATAAATTTACCAGTTAGCAAAAATGACCCAAAAGATAAAATTTCCAATTTTGTTTCTAAAGTATCAGATGATATGAATTCAAGTACATACGGTCACACAGATGCTAAAAATAAAATTATGCAAATTGTTTGTCAATGGATATCTAATCCAAAATCTATGGGTAATGTTATTGCATTACAAGGTCCCCCAGGAATTGGTAAAACCTCTCTTGTTCGTAATGGAATTTCTAAGGCGCTGAATCGCCCATTTCATATGATTGCTTTAGGTGGTGCAACAGATAGTACTATATTAGAGGGTCATGGATATACTTATGAGGGGTCAACTTGGGGTCGTATTGCCAATATTTTAATGGAATCGAAAGTCATGAATCCAATTATTTTCTTTGATGAATTGGATAAAGTTAGTGGAACTAAACATGGCGAGGAAATTATTGGAGTTCTTACACATTTAACTGACCAAACTCAGAATTCTGCATTTAGTGATAAATATTTTGCGGGGATTGATTTAGATTTGTCGAGATGTCTTTTTGTATTTTCTTATAATGATGAATCAGCAATTAATCCTATTTTAAAGGACCGTCTTATACGTATAAATTTAAATGGATTTTCATGTGAAGAAAAAATAAACATTGCCAAAGATTATATTCTTAAAGATTTAGTGGATAATATTGGAATGGAACCACAAGATGTAGTGTTTCCGGAAGATATATTGCGGAAAATAATTAATGAATATACAGAAGAAGAAGGTGTTAGAAGTTTAAGGAGATGTTTAGAAACTATTTTACTCAAACTTAATATGGCGAAATACACTGTGATTGGCAATGAACTAAAAAATATATCCTTCCCAATTACTTTGAATGAGGGGCTAGTTAAAACACTTTTGACTGATAAATCTAAATTAAGTGATTTTTCTGATGTAAGTCGTAAAATGATGTATATTTAATCTCATATAAGAATATAAGATGAGCAATTTAGGAGTTTTGTTCCGCGTTTTTTTACTCAGTTCTTTTTTAGCCGCTGCTACAGCTTCACCAAATCTCTCTAATTTAACTGAACATATTGCACATAATCTCCAGGGAATTGAATGCGACTCATGCCAATTTGTTACACATAAAATAGATGACTATGTTTTCCATAATGAAAAAGTTATGGGATTTGTGCAAAATGAATTTGATAATATATGTAATCTATTACCAGATGATGCAAAGAATATTTGTTATTTATCGGTAAATCAATCTCTACCGAATATTTTAGCGTCGATAGGTGATTTTATTGAGACAAATGGTTGCCAAGAAATTGGAATTTGTCCTTCTTAGAATCCGTCATCTACATAATTCTTATTATTTCCGCGTTTTGCCCCTATATAGGTTTGCTGTTCTGTTGTTGTGCATACTTGCCCAGTTGATGTAGAATAAGTAGATTTGCATTGAGGACTTGCTCTATTATGCGAAAATACAAACATACTATCCTTTGGAATCTGAGAATATATCATCTCATTTTTTAAGGGAAGAGGAGTTCCCTGTGGAACAAATAAATAATCACTTTTAATAAGAGGCGTATTAGCTGGTTCTGCTTTCCAATAATTATGATTATTTGCAATTAATTTTATGCCATCATAATTACCATACACTCCATTTCCCATTTCATAACTAACTGAGGCAGGTGTATTAATACTTAATAAATAACTATTATTTCCTAAATATGATGCTTGTTGATTTTTAACAGCCACATTTTTTACTGGTGCATTGTAATAAGATGAATTCACTCTAGAATAATTATTTTGCATTATATATAATTTATAGAAAAAAATTATTCATTCTTCTTTTTACCAAAAATCCAATTTATTACTCCAAATATTGTTTTCTTCCAATCTAAATTAAATTTATCATAAGTTTTCAAAATATAATCTTCATTTGTATTATATTTATTTATCTTTGTTTCATCTAAATTTCTTTTGAATTGGAATACTTCATTCTGATTTGTTCCATCTACTTTGTATTCATTCAAAAATAAATCTTCCATTTTTAATTCCATATCTCTAAATAAAAAATCTTTGTATTTAAGTGAATACAAATTCGAAATGCAAATGCCAAGATTTTTTGATTTATAAAAATCACCAATAGGACCACTATATTGGTTTAATATTTTATTTCTTTCCATATTTATTTCGATATTCCCTGAGTTATCTTCTACCATTATAATCTGATTATTTGTTTTTGTTTTTATATCATTTAGAGTAAAAATAGGAAAAATAAATCTATCTGTACTTGAATTAGGTAAAAATTGTATTCTATAATCTTTTTTATTCCATTTGAATCCAATATCTAGTATATAATCATCTTTTAGTTTATCAGTATAAATTATAAGATTATGTCCTATTTTTTTTGTAAATTCAAAAATATTAATTACAATTAATTCTTTAGTATTTTTATGAATTAAATATGCATTTTGAATATTAGTAACATTATTTTCATATTTAGAAAAATAAAATAACAAACGATATTTTAGCTCAAAATATATATTAAAAAAAAACTTTAGTATATTTAGCATTTTAGTAATATTAATTAATATTTTTTTAAGTTACACCGACCGAAAAGAAAAATAAGACAAAGTAAAACTTATTTATATATTCTATAACTATGTTTTAAGTAATTTGTTAGATGTTCTTTCTTGATTTTATTTGCTAATACATCTTTAATTGTAGTATCTATATCTTCATATGTATTTGGACTTTCCTTCTTTATATAATGCTTTAATTGACTAAAAAACTCTTCAATACTATTTGTTTCTGGATGATTATTCTTCTATGTTATTTTTATAAAAATATATTTAAAGACATTTTAATAAATATTATAAAATGAAAACAATCGAGCAGATAAGAAAAGACGCAGAAAAAATTTATAATAATTTATATGAATATATCGATATTGACAGATCAGAAGCAAAATCAAAAATAATAATAAAATGTAAAGAACATGGAATATTTAAAAAACATTATTATGATCATTTAGTTCGTAATCAAGGATGTCCAAATTGCACAAAACCAGCAAAATTATCAACTGATATTTTTATAAAAAAAGCAAAAATAATACATAATGATATTTATGACTATTCAAAAGTAGCATATAAAAATATGAATACGAAAGTTTGTATTACTTGTATAAATCATGGTATTTTTTTACAATTACCAGGAAATCATTTATCAGGACAAAAATGCCCGAAATGTTGTAAAAATTTTAAATATACAACTGAAACTTTTATAAAAAAAGCAAATGAAATATATTCAAATTTATATGATTATTCAATTACAGAATATCATAATATAAATACAAAAATCAAAATAAAATGTAATACACACGGTATATTTGAGCAAATACCTCAATATCATTTAAGTGGATATGGATGTCAAAAATGTTCAAATATAGTAAGAAATACAGATGATTTTATAGTTAAATCAAATATAATTCATAAAAATATTTATGACTATTCGCAAAGTAATTATTTGGGAACACGAGAACAAATAAAAATAATTTGTAAAATTCATGGTATTTTTTCTCAATCCCCAAACGACCATTTAAGTGGTAATGGATGTCAAAAATGTGCAATTGGGTGTTTCTCTAAAATTTCAATAAAATGGTTAGATGGAATTGCAAAAACTGAAAATATATTTATACAACACGCTGGAAATATTGGAGAAAAAAAGATAAAAATAAATGACAGAATATTTAAATTTGATGGATTTTGTGAAACTTCAAATACAGTATATGAATTTTATGGAGACTTTTGGCACGGTAATTTATCAAAATATAATCAAAATGATTTACACCCTATAATAAAAAAATCATTTGGAGATTTATATAATGAAACAATACAACGAGAAAAAATAATAATAAGTGAAGGATATAATTTAATTAAAATTTGGGAAAGTGAATTTATATAAATTATTTAAAATTAACTTATATAATATTATTATTTATAATGGATATTGATATCATACAACAGGAAAATAATGAACTTAAAGAAAAGGTCAAAGATTTAGAAGAAAAACTTAAAAAATACACAAATGGAGATAATCACAAGCGATATTATGAAAAAAATAAAGATAAGATAAAAGAGCAAGGTGCTACTTATTTAAAGAAGTTGA